CAATACCGCTACTATTTCGGATTTGGACTTATCAAGTCCACCATTACAATCTAATCCGAACATTTTTGTAACGCTTGACGTGTTCGGGTTAGTCGTTCAGATTGAACGCTAAAGAAATAACCCCGCTTTCCGGTAAGGGAAGGCGGGGTTATTCTCTTTTCCTGCTCATAGCTGCGCGAATAGCAAGCGCCGCCATGCAGTAATTTGTTATTGCTTCGTTCTTTTGCCTGTAAAGCTCCGACAGGCTCAACCCATACATTGCTTGCAGATTTGCCCGATGTCCCGCATAGCGGCAACGCCGATCTATGAAGAACTGCCGCAATATTTCTTGTTCCTGCTGCGGCAACGTATTCAAAGCGGCTGCGATAAATGCGGCGCGTTGCCGTTCCGCCGCGTCCGTGCTTTCTTCCAGCACTCTAAAGCCTTCAAGCTCTGCTATTGCCGCTTCCCGCATTTTCTCAAAGTCCATTTTCAAGCCCTCGCAATTCCTCCGCCGCCCGCTCGATCCACTCTTCCCAATTTTCCGCCGCTATAACAACATTTAACGGCGTGGGTGAATGTCCGAAAACGTCCTGCGGATCGTCCGGAAAGTGCGCATAATGCAGCGCTTTCAATGTTTCGTCCCGCCGAAGCTTCAACATTGCGGCGTTTTCAATTCGTGCAACCTCGTTTTCATCTTTGAAGCGCCCGCCGGAAGCAAGCGCCCGTTTCGTGTAATCGTCAAAATATAACCGCCGGATCACAAACGCTTCCCGCTCCGGCAGACGATCGACCGCCGCGCGGACAATTTCGCATAGCTCTTTTTTCTCTATGCGTTCGTCGAACTCTTCCGCGCTTTCACCCTCTATCAAGTCGCCCGCTTCCGTCCCGCTCCCGTCCTTGTCGTTCTCAATAATTGCATTGAGAGAGGAACACGGCTGCGGAAATATGCGCTTGTCGCCCTCTCGGACGTTGCCGAACATGGCGTATACCTGTTGTTTGTATTTGAAGTTTATGTAGCTTGTAAGTGCAAATCCCTTTTCCGGATCGAAGGCGTTTACAGCTTCAACCAGCGCCAAATATCCGCATTGCATGAAATCATCAAGATCAACAAACGCGTTTTGCTCAATGATTGAACGGTATTTCACCGCCAAGTAGTAAATATGCCGCCTGTTCTGCGCCCAAAGCAGCGCAAAGGCCTCTTTATTGCCCGCCTTCGCCCGCGCTGCTAATTCCTCATTGCACCATTGCTTTCCCATAAGCTCATACGCTCGCCGCGTCCGGCTCTGTAACTTCTATATTTTGATCGTTCGACAGCTTGCAATAAAGGCTAATATCATCGGTATAGCCTTCGTAGTTGTCTATGCGTTTAATGTCGTAGAACTTGCCGCCGTACTCCACCAGCATTTCCGTTGTTACGTCGGTTCTATGATTGACCGTGAAAACAACCTCTTCCGCCGCGTTCACCATTGCGGAAGCGTAGAACTCGCTTCCGGACAACTGCCGATAGTAAGCCCACAACCTCCCGCTATGGATCGGTCGCCATTCTTCCGTGCTGAACCCGTGTTCGTTTGTCGTGCTTGTAAAAGCAATAATGCGGATTTTCTTATCTTTCAGCTTCATTCCTGCCGCTCCCTCCGTTATAGCGTCCGTATATATTCTTCGTATTTCTCCGTTAAACCTACATAAGCGTCAAGCAGGCTTGCCATGCCGTCTATGCGCTGCTTTGCGGCTTGATTTTTGACCGGAACAATATTGCCGTTTACGTCTGTTTTAACGCCTGTGTTTGTCAAACACCATTTCAAGATCGGGTGATTGTTATAAACAATCCGCTTTGCCTGCAAGTCTGCACCCATGTTCTGCATAGGAAGTGAAAGCGTTTTTGCGCCCTGTATGCAAGGGATCATATTAAACCCGCTCGCCTTCATTTCCTCAACCCAATAGCGGGCGCTCCATGCGTCATAGTAAACCCAAGCGGGAACAATTTTGTATTCCGCCGCCATTTCCAAAAACCACGCCGTTACGTCCTTGTAATTGATCGTGTTTCCGGCGCAAGTGCGCAATAGTCCGCGATCCCGCCACTTGTCATAGGGTATCTTTTCTTCCGCCACGCGGCGCTCTAACGTTTCTTCCGGTATCCAGTACATTTGCGTAACACACCGTTTCCCCGTGCCCTTGTCGATCATCAAGAGCGTTGCACACGTCAAATCAAGCGTTTTCGACAGGTCAGCGCCGCCGATCGCAAACTTGTTCTTGAAGCGGGCAAGATCGAACGTTTCCGCGTTGTCTATGTCCTCATAGGTCAGCCACGCCGTGCTTAACGTGTCCTTGATATTGAAATCCTTTACCAGCAGGCCGCGCAATTCGTTAGGGTTATTTTGTGCGCGGGCAACCTTTGTTTGAAGATCATCTATTTTCTTGATCGTGCCTAACGCGGGGTTTGCCTTCTGCCATGCCTCCGGCTGCGTCCATTCCTCGCGGCTGTCAAGCTCATAGAGGATTGGAAGAAACGTATCATCTTTGAAAACGCCGTCAACGATATTGCAGGCCGTCGCATACATTTCATCAAAGATGTTTTCGCGGATCGTTCCCGCCGTCGTTATCATAATCAAGAGCGGCTGGCGGCGGGCGCTCTGCGATTGCTTCATAACCTCGTATAAATTGCGGTCTTTAATGCCGTGCAATTCGTCGATCACAACGCAATGAGAATTTAGGCCGTCCATGCTGCCGCTGTCCTTGCTCAACGCCTCCATTTTTGAAAACGTGTTTGCAAAGTATAGATCGCCCTTGCGCTTGCGTACAAGCTCGCGCAACTGTGGGCTTTGCTTAATCATGTTATAGGCCTCTTCAAAGATAAGCCGCGCTTGATCTCGCTTTGTGGCAACGCAATAGATTTCCGCGCCCGCTTCACGGTCGGCGATCATCATATAAAGCGCAATGCCCGCCAGCATGGTACTTTTGCCGTTCTTTCGGGCAACGTAGAACATTGCTTCGCGGTACTGCCGCAAGCCCGTTTCTCTATCGACGAACCCGAACAGCGCGGATATGAAAGCCTTTTGGAACAATTCAAGCGTTACAGGCTTGCCCGCCCACTCGCCCTTTGAATGCTTGCAGAAGCGTTCTATAAACTCAATCGGGTGCAAGGCCTTCTTTTCGTCAAAGATATACCGTGCGCCCGCTTCCGGCGCTTCGATCCGCCGCGCCAGCTCTTCATAAACCTTCCGAACCCTGCGCGAAACAACGTATTTACCGCCTTCAATCGCCCTCCAATATTCAAGAATGTAATTCAAGGTTTATCCCTGCTTTGTGATGAAGTCCAGCACTTCATTTTTCTTCTTGCTGTCAACCTCCGGCGGCGGTAATAGGTCGGTAAGCTGCTTATAAAGAAGGCTGTAACGCTGGATCGTCGTATTATAAGACTTCAAAGCAGGGCTTTCCCGCAAGAACTCTTGTTTACCCTGCTTGAAGTGGTCAACCGTGCCGTTTTCCTTGATCTTTTCGCGCAAATCTGCAAGGGTTTCCGCCACGAAAGATATTTCAACAATGAGCTTTTCGGCTATGTCTTTGCGATCCGCCGGAACAAGTTTTAATATCTTTTTGAGTTTGCGCACGTCCTTCAATCTCTCATTATCTCTATCGTTTGTCATGGCAAATCACCCCGTTTCAATACTACCCGTTCGGGCTTTTACCCTCCCCTCATACGTGCGCCCGTGGAGAGGAAAAGACAGGTTGCCCCCTGATGGTGCGTTTTCCCCCTCTAAAAAATTTTAGTGGGGGGTATTTCGTCGCTGCGTCGTGAAGCGTCGTACTTCTCGAACCATTCCGCCGCCAGCTTTTCATTTAGCTTCCGGTTGTGCGCTCTGCTTTCGTCGCTCTGAATGCGTCGTATGCACTCTTCAAGCGTTGTCGGCATTAGAACAACCTCCGCCCGCAATTCGTCGGCAATGGCTTTCATTTCCCGTGTGTCTGCGATCGTCGTTATCACGAAGGCGCGTTCCCATCTGCCGCGCCGCGCCTGTATGATCTGATATAGTAATTCCCGAACTTCCAGCGCAACGGACAGGATCGGCGCATGGTTCAAATGCACGTTGCCCGTTTCACCGTTCAGCGCTGCGCACAGATAATCAAGATCAACAACTAAATCGTTGCCGCTTTTATGCTGCGCAACGTATGTTGTTTTCCCGCTCGCCGGACTTCCGCACACAAGAAATACATTCGCTTGCTTTATTACGTTGCCTTCATCATCGAAGGCAATACCATTCAGCCGCGCCGCCTGCCCCCGCGCCTTCATATCCTGCGAATGCTCTTCCGCGTGGCACTTTTCACAAACGGCTTTCAGATTGTCCCAATTCAACGTTATATCCGGATCGTTGACGTTCCACGGCTTGATATAGCGAATATGGTGGACTACGGAAGCCGCCCCACCGCAACGTTCGCAAATATAGTGCTGGCTTTGCAAATAAGCCTCGCGCGTCTTGCGCCACTCCTTGCTGTCATAGAACGGCCTCGCGTAGTCCTTCGCCATACCCTTAACCCCTTTCCGCTTTCAGTTGAAGCGTTTTCAAAAGGCTGTCAATAGTCCGCTGTATCTTGTCAGCGTCTACCCGCTCCGCATGATACCAAAGCGTAAGAATGAACTTTCCCGCCGTATCTGCTAACGGTTCGGTTTTCTGTGCCTCCGCTGGAATGCCCGTGCAAAGCTCGATATAGTCCGGAATAGCCGCAAGCAATCCCGTTATAATATCGTCGTTGTCGGTGTTATCCAGCCGTAACGCTTCGCGGGCTTGCTCTAACGTAAGCATTGCACCCGCTCCCGATTAAGTCGCCGAACGTGTCAGCTTGATAAAGGCCTCTTCTACAATGGGCTTGCAATCGGCAACCGCCATAGCGCGGTAATCAATGCGCCCGCTCTTGAAACTGCTTTCGCGGGAAGCCTCGATCGTGATACCCTCCGGCAGATTGTAGCCCATGTAGTTGAAGTTACCAAACAGGATAGTTTCCGCCGGGAGGTAATCATCAACAACGACAGGGAAGCCAAGAATTTTTCCGATCCCCTCGGCCTTCGGATCAGCAATGAAGATCGGTCGCCCGTTGCTGTCCACCATGCTGTAAAACAGGTTGTACAGCGCGGCGTTATTCATTGCCCAGCAAGCGCCGGAAGCGTACCCGCGTTTCAGCGCGGCAACAACCTTCACAACGTCGGCATATTTCAGCCCGTTTGTTTTGTGGAAGGTAAAGGCGTTTGTATCGCCCCAAGTAATGCCGTTCAGAACGCCCGTACCCTGCGAAGAACCCGTACCGTTTACAAGGCCGTCCGCAATGCAGGCCATCACGCAATTAGTAAGCTCTTCCACAAGGTAGCTTTCAAATGCGGCAATGCTCATGCTCTGCACTTTGACGCTGATAGAAAGCACCTTCATAATTTCGTAGCCGTCGAAAGAAACGGTTGCGACGCTGGGCGCTGCGCTGTCAACCGCTGCGCCCTCGGTGTGCCAGCTTGCAGCGGCGGCGGGAGTACCGACGGGGATAGCGATTTTAGAAGGCACATTGAAGGAACGGCAAACGCTCATAATGCCGCCCATCGTGCGGGCTTTGCTGATAACCTCGTTCAGCGTCTGCGTGGGGAGAACCGCCGCAACGTTGCCGGAAGTGCCGTAAGCGTCCGCCCGCTGCTCGGTCATGGCGCGATTGAAGGCCGCTTCCTCAAAGCTGTTCAGCTTGCGCCCCAGCAGGCGTTTCATAAACGCGCTGCGGTATTCGGCGCTGTTGAATACGTCGCCTTCGGTAGCCTCATAGCTTGCGCGGCGCTCGAAGGTCATACCCGCGCCCGCCACGGGGTTAAAACTGTTCTGC